AACGCTTTTGCCACAGCCTCTGTTTCTGGACAGAGCGATATTCTTGCGGATTCACCATCAGGCTCTATCACATTTGCTGCTGGTTCTGGTATTACACTTACAACCAACGCAGGTACGGATACTCTAACCATCGCAGCCACTGGTGGCGGTGGAGGCACAACATACAACCAATGGGATGCTATGGCTCCTCCTGGCACAGCCAATGCCCTTGATGATGAGTTTACAGGCTCTCTTTCGGGCTGGTCTACTTGGAATGCAGGCAGTGTTACATTTTCTGCGACAACCCAAACAGCCCAACAAATGCTTGTTTTAGACTGTGCCACAGTCCCAGGCGACAGACTTGTTGGTATTTATAAGTCGGCACCAACAAATCCTGGCAGCGACTACACATATGCTTTTTGGTCAAAGGTGAGTTGGGTTTCTCTTGATGCCAGCGACTTTCCAAATGTTGGTATTTTTATTGCAGAAGATATTGCCACCAACCCAACAACCGCAAAAGCATGGAACTGTGTTGTTGCTCGTGAGGGAAGCACTTTTCAAGCCCGAGCCCAAATTTGGAACAACTACACTTCTTACGGTGGAGCAAACGTAAATAACATTTACAGGTCGTTTTCTTATTTAAGAATCCGAGTTTCGTATAACAACGGTACAAACACGACCACTTATAACTTCGACCACTCAGCCGATGGTGTTGGCTGGTATCAACTAGTTCAAAGAACTTATGCTGGTGAGTTACCCTACATTGGTTTTCTAATGAACAACGTTGCAGGTTCAGACAACCTACAAGGATGGTGCGACTTTTTCAGAGTTTATGACGACTACGAGTTCTACTACCCACCATCTGGCTCATTGGTTGAGCGCACTCTAGCATAAGAGGTAAAATGAAAGACCAAAACTATGTTGCAAAGATAGAAAAAGCTATTAAAGACAAATACGGTGAAAAAGCCATCCACAACCCACGCTCAGGTTGGGACAAAGAAAAGGAGGAAGAATACCTCCAAGAACTCAAAAAAATAAACGAAAAACACTTTGCCCAAGAGGAACTACAAGAGAAGGTAGAGCAGGAAGGTGTTTTATTAAGCAAAAAACTACTTATGAAGAGTGGCAACGCTTCTTGTCCTCAATGTAACAAATACAACCTCACTGCTCGTGATGAAATATTTGTTTTACGTTGGGAGTGCTGTGAAACCTGCCACATAAAATATGTCGAAGGGCGTGAGGAACGCTGGCGACAAGGTTGGAGACCAAATAATGGCTAACGCAGATTTACAAGTTCTAAAAGACCTCTCAGTGGCAGCAGGGCAACTATATGATGGTGCCGTCGATTCAAAGGGTGAAGCAGTTGACTTGGGTCTAAAAAGAGACTCACTACCAAACACAAACCGTAAGCAGTTTGACGCTGGTAAGGTTCGTTTCGCTGGTGATAAGGTTGTTGTTTCATACGAGGCAGAGATTACACTCAAAGATGTGCATAAAAATGGCATCAATGGTTTCCAAAACGAAATGGACGACATGATTCAAAAGTTAGTCGATGGTCTTAAAAAGAACTACCGCGCACAAGCTGGCAAGTCCATTACACTAACAGCCGAAGGCGATGGTTCCAAGGTTGATGTAGAATATGTCTCACGCTACCGCACACTCGTTCATGCCGTTCGCAGCTACAAAATCGCTGGTCTCTCTGATGTTGTAGCCGCAACTGGTGCAGAAGTCAATAAGCGTGAGATGGCTGACTCCTACAAGAAGTTCTTGGAGCAGGGTGGTTTTGGTAAACGTCCAAAGAATGATACCCGTCCTAAAAATGCTTAATGTCTTATCAACTAAACAAACAGCAGAAAGTCCAAGAAATACTCAGAGCGGGTAAAGACCCCGTTTATTTTATTAAAAACTATTGTAAGATTTCTCACCCTATGAAGGGTCTGATTCCGTTTAAGCTTTACCCTTTTCAGGAAGAAGCTATTCGGGACTTCAATGATTATCGTTTCAACGTTATTCTCAAAGCCCGTCAGTTAGGCATTTCAACCACAGCCGCTGCTTACATCTCTTGGATGCTTCTTTTCCACAGAGATAAAAACGTGCTTGTAGTTGCAACAAAGCTTGCAACAGCAGCAAACCTCGTAAAGAAAGTAAAGTCCATTTTTAAGAACCTTCCTGATTGGATGATGATTTCAAAAATTACCATCGACAACAGGACTTCTTTTGAGTTGGCTAACGGCTCACAAATTAAAGCATCTTCAACATCAGGTGACGCAGGTCGTTCAGAAGCCTTGACCCTCTTAGTAGTGGACGAGGCTGCATTCGTTGATGGCATGGACGAGATGTGGGCTGGTCTTTACCCAACGCTATCCACTGGTGGTCGTTGCATTTCACTTTCCTCTCCAAATGGCGTAGGCAACTGGTTTCACAAAACCTACACAGAAGCCGAGGAAGGAAAAAATGATTTCAACCCAATAAGACTTCCTTGGGACGTTCATCCAGACAGAGACAAAGAATGGTTTGAAAAAGAAACCCGCAACATGTCTCGCCGTGAAATCGCACAAGAGTTGGAGTGTTCCTTCAACCAATCCGGCGAAGGTGTTTTCCACCCAGAAGACATGGAAGTAATAAGAACTTCCCTAGTAGAACCAACACACAAAACAGGCATGGACCGCAACTTCTGGATATGGGAAGGATACCAAGAAGGCGCAGAATACCTACTCGTAGGCGACGTTGCCCGTGGCGACGGCAAGGACCACTCTGCGTTCCACATCTGGCGTCTCGATACTTTTGAGCAAGTAGCAGAATACCAAGGCAAACCAAACCTAGACGACTACTCCCACATTATTTACGATGCGTCAAAAGAATACGGCTTTTGTTTAACTGTGGTCGAGAACAACTCGCTTGGTATTGCAGTCCTAGAAAAACTAAAAGAACTAGACCATCCAAACCTGTACTACTCAGTAAAGGGAACTCACCAGTATGTGGACAAACTCCAAGCAGAAGGAATAGCCAACTCTATTATTGGCTTCTCCACCACACCAAAGACAAGACCCCTCATTATTGCAAAACTGGAAGAGTTTGTGAGGAATAAACTAATTAAAATAAACTCGGCTAGGTTGTATAATGAAATGACAACGTTCATTTGGAACAACGGCAGAGCCGAAGCACAAAGAAGTTATAACGACGACTTGGTTATGGCGACAGCCATCTCTTGCTGGGTAAGAGACACAGCATTAGTTGTTAACCAAAGAGAGTTAGATTACCGAAAAGCGATGTTGTCTTCGATAAGCACATCAAAGACAAAGTTTGATACGAGAATCGCAGGCATGACGGGATACAAAGCGAAACAAGATTCGTTTTCTCCCGGCAAGCATAAAGAAACTCAAGCTTACGCGCAGATGAATTACATCGCTCTATTGAAGGGATAAAAAATGGCAGACCCAAGAAACCCAAGAAACGAAGCAAGTCCTCTTTACAAAGTCCTAACCAGACTTTTTTCTGGACCTATTGTTAACTACGACTCGGAACAACAAAAGCGTTTCAAACGAAAACAGCTAGATAAATACGGCACAAAGTTTACCTCACTTTCTGGTAAACAGTTCAAGAAAGCCGAGCACAACATTTATGAGAACTATTCAGCAAAATACTATGCGTCACAAAATAGAGCAGAGCGTTATGTAGATTTCGACCAAATGGAATACACACCAGAGATTGCTTCAACTCTCGACATTTATGCCGACGAGATGACCACGTTCTCTGACCTACAACCCCTACTTCACGTTGTTTGCCACAATGACGAGATTCGCTCCACACTCCGCACACTTCTTTACGACGTGCTAAACGTTGAGTTCAACCTTTACGGCTGGGCTCGTGGTATGTGCAAGATGGGTGACTATTACCTTTATCTCGACGTTGATGAGAAAATAGGTGTAAAGTCTGTTCTTTCCCTTCCCTCAGCAGAAGTCGAAAGACTAGAAGGCGAGGACAAAACAAACCCGAACTACATTCAATACCAATGGAACTCCGCAGGTATGACCTTTGAAAACTGGCAAGTAGCACACTTCCGTATTCTTGGTAATGACAAGTATGCTCCATACGGAACATCGGTGCTAGAACCAGCCAGACGCATTTGGCGTCAGCTAACAATGCTTGAAGACGCAATGATGGCTTACCGTATTGTTCGTTCGCCCGAGAGAAGAATTTTTTACATTGACGTTGGTGCTATTGCTCCCGAAGACGTTGAGCAATACATGGAGAGGGTTAAAACCTCACTAAAAAGAAACCAAGTTGTAGATCCCGACACAGGTCGCGTTGACCTTCGCTACAACCCAATGTCTATTGACGAGGACTATTTTATTCCCGTCCGTGGTGGTCAAAGTTCTCGTATTGAGAACCTTCCCGGTGGTGCTTTCACAGGCGACATTGACGACGTAAATTATCTCCGTGACAAACTGTTCTCCGCTCTTAAAATTCCACGTTCTTACCTAGCCCGTGGTGAAGGTGCAGAGGAAGACAAAACAACCCTAGCCCAGAAAGATATTCGTTTTGCCAGAACTATTCAAAGACTACAACGCTCAGTTGTTTCCGAGCTAGAAAAGATTTGCATTGTTCACCTTTATGTTCTAGGATACAGAGGCACAGACCTACTTTCTTTTAAGCTCAAACTAAACAACCCAAGCAAGATTGCTGAACTACAAGAGTTGGAGCACTGGGAGAAGAAGTTCTCCGTTGCAGGTTCTGCCACAGAAGGTTTTGTTTCACGTCGATGGATAGCCACACGCCTATTCAATATGACCGACGAAGAGTTTGTTCGTAACGAACAGGAGATGTTCTATGATGCGAAGTTCAGAGCAGCAATGGAAGCCGCTGGTCAAGCACCAGAGGAAGGTGGTGATGCCGGTGGGCTCGACCTTGGTGGCGCTGATGAGCTTGACTTGGGTGGTGAAGGTGAAGAACTCGACCTTGGTGGAGAAGAAGAAGCCGGTGGAGCAGAAGAAGAAAGCCCCCTCTTGGCAACTCCTGGCGATGAAGAACTCACAGAAGCTGATGAAGACACTATTCACTATACCTTTAAAGACGGAATGACAACTACCAATAAGTCCAAAGGTAAAATGTACCAACCAGTAAAAACAGACCGCAGAAGCGAAGGTGCAAAGAAGCGCCACAACTCTGCCATTGCCAACCCTGTTGGTGGTCAGCGCACCACAGCCCGTGCCACAGGCGCGGAAGAGTTGAATAAACTCGGTAAGGGCTATGTTTTTAATGAAAGCAAAACTATTTATGAGGATATGGAGTCGGAGATTCTGAACTCTAATAAGGAAATCGAAAAACTAATCGAAAGTTTGGAGAACAAGAATGGCTAAACATAACAAGAAAAGAAACACCGCATTTTTATTTGAAGCACTGGTTCGTGAAATGACCAAGGCTGCTATTCGCGGAGACAACAAAAAGAAACAAAAAGTTTTAAAAGTTATTAAAGAGCACTTTGGTAAAGGCACCATTCTACACAAAGAACTCCAACTTTACAAAAGCATTTACGAAACAAAAGAAGCAGACCAACTTCTCGCAGCAAAAATTATTGTTGAGTGCCGCAACTCTTATCATCAACTCGATAAGAAAGAAGTATTCAAAAGACAGTCTTTTCTTATTTCAGAAGTTAATAAAACTATTTCACCACAAGTTTATAATAACTACGTTCCAAACTACCGCTCCCTAGCGAGCATCGCTCAACTCTTTTCAGACGAAACAGTTGGCAAAACAAAAGTTCTTTTGGAAACCAACCTTTTAAAAGAAATGACAGGCAAGAAAGTTCTTACTCCACAAACAAAGAGTATGGACGACTTCACATTTAAACAATACGTTAAAGTATTCAACCGTGAGTATTCTTCCCTACTACCAGAGCAAAGAGAGGTTCTAAGCCTTTTTATCGCTGACCCCTCTGGCTTGGTTTCTTTCCTAAACGAAGAACTAGGTCGCCTCAAAGGTGTTCTAGCTGGAAGCCTTGACCTCCCCGAAATCAAAGAAGACGAGGTAATGGTCGAGAACACACAAAAAGTTATTGACATTTTAGAAAATGTTGGTAAGCAAAAAATAAATGAGAGCACAGTTATTGATGTTCTCAAAATTCAAAAGCTGGTAAGTGAGATTCAGTCCGATGACAATTAAAATAAAGATTCGCCGCCAAAAAGAAATGGAGACGCTAAAAAAGAAAGTAGCGGTCACAAAGACTATTGACGGCGACCTTATGTTTCTCACACACCCTTACCTCACCATTATTGTTAAAAAAGACAAGCTGCTTTGCTTTGCCAAAGACGGCAACTACACAGACGAAGCTTATGCAGCCATGAAGCGTCTTATGGACTACATGGTTCGCGTTGGTCTTGTAAAACCAGAAACCGTACAAGGTGGCAACATTTATGCTTCCTTGGAAGCCACATTTGGCAAACCAGTAGAAGACCGTTCCATTTTGCAACTCGCTGTTTTCCACGTTGATGAATACTTGAAAAACGAGCAAAACGAACACTACGACGAATACTACCAAGACGAATACGACGAATACCTTCTTGACCCACCAGAAGAAGACGCTACTGAACTTGGCGAAGTTCCACAAGAAGAAGATAAGGGCACACTTCCAAAAGACCCTTACATCACACCACTTGTTTACAGGATATAATGGAACTTTTAACATTTATTTTAGTAGCCTATGGGCTCACACAAATACTTGTCTATGGCTCAATACTAAAACCAATAAGACCAACAAAAGGAAAACTTGGAGAACTCTTCCATTGCCCAATGTGTATGGGCTTTTGGGTAGGGTTCTTTCTTTGCGTCATTTCTCCTTTTACACCACTATTTACATTTGAACCAAACTTCGTAACACCTATTTTATTAGGGTGTCTAAGTTCTGGGACAAGTTACATACTCTGTCAAGTATTTGACGATGAAGGAATAAAAATAAAATGGACAAAGTAAAGCTAAAAGAAATGATTAAAGAAGAGGTTCAAAACCTTCTTAGCGAAGCGTCAGATTTTGATAAGTATCAAATGATTGACCGCACAATTAGAGAGCTAAACAAAGGTGACGTTAGCGACGAAAGAGCAAGAGCAATGGCAGCAGGTCTTGCAGCTATTGTAAAAGCTCTAAGGGACGGAGAATGA